TTAAGTCCGAAAGTATTAATTTAATTGCCGTTTCCTTGTCTATTTTTTTAAGTGCCATGAAACAAAGATACAAAAAAACCGCTTCATCCACTAACCACAAATGAAGCGGTAAAAATTATATTAATTATGAATAACAAATATAAAACAAATAATTGAATTATATATGATTCCATATCTTTTTTGTTTTAATATAACTTATTAATGATTGATCAACTCCAAAAATTAAAGCTAATTGATATTGTCTTAATTTACTATCTCTAATAAATAAAACATCTTCATCTTTTAATTTAGATTGTTTACTTTTTTCTCCTTGTTGCTTTTTAGATAACCCCGTAGCGAAAGCGTGATAAAGATTTTCGCTTCTTGTATTCCATTCTAAATTACTTATCCTGTTGTCTATTTTGATTCCGTTAATGTGATTAATATCGCATTTATTTTCAGGATTTGGAATAAAATAAATTCCAATTAATCTATGTTCTAAATAACTCACTTTATTTTTTAAATCTCCAATAAGTGTATATTTTATATATCCTTTTGTATTTTTATTCTTTTTTAAAATACGTTCTTTACCACATTTTAAACTCTTAAGATTTCCTAAATTTGATATTTGATATTCTTCACAACCAATAATTGTTTTCCAAACTTCCATATAATTAAAAACCACCAAATCAAAGAGTCGCAGTTCTTATCATTGGTGGAATTTTATAATGTTTTTATTTCGGCTGCGACTCCGAATTACAAAGATACTAATTATTTTCGTAATGCTCTCCATTATTTCCATTTTGTCCAATAATATTTATTCTATCGTCTGTACTTTGCTCATCATACCATTGCTCTTTATCAATTTGTTTAATCGCAAAATTTGCATAATCTATTATTTTTTCAAAATCCTCTTTATCGCTTCCTTTTTTTCGCCAATTATATTTGTCTATATTCCCTTTGCAAAATGCGAGTATCTCTTCTTGTGTGCAATTTGATTCCATTCTCTCAAATGTATCTATTCCGATTTGGTATTGTATTGGTTTCATTTCTTCAAAGTTTTAATTATTACATCAATTGCTATTCCTAAATCTTTTGCGCTTGCCATTGTGACGTATTCACCACCTCGTCTCCATTTCTGGTGTATTTCTAAAATCTCGTTTGCTTTTTTTAGTGTCATAATTTTATTTGTTTGAATTGTTAATAAATTTTAAACTTAATATATTCCTCGCCTTTTTTTACAATTGATTTAAATACGTGCATTTCATAAATAAACCTATCGTCAACTTTGTATTTTTTAACTAAGCAATCAATAAACGATTTACAGCAATTATCTATATCAGACGCTTTAGAACTAAAACCAAATTCAATCGCTAATTTAATATTCATTTCATTTGGAATATCAATTGTTTTAGGTAAAATATAGTGCATTTTTTGAATAAAATCATCATACTTATCAGTTTTAAAACGCCTTCCCTTAAATGCTTCATTAACACTTAACGGCTTAATTTTTAAAGTATAGTTCATTTCAATTTCTGTTTTACCGATGAAATTGATTCTGCATTTATTACGTCAACTTTTTGTTTTGATTTAGCAATATGTTTTTTTGCCCATTGTTGAACGTGGCAAACTGACTCTAAATAAATCTGTAAATCATCTTTTCCTTTATACATAGTTTTATATTTTTTTAAGTTCGTGTCTTGGTAATTCAATATAATTTATAGACATAAAAAATTCTTCTGATTCGTAATTGTCATCTAATGGAATTAAATTAACTACTTCACTTTCAAAATTAATTCCGCATAACATACATAAAATTGAATTTTCCATATTTGTAGTTTTATATAAAATTTTCATATACGGTATCCATTTTGTTTTAATCATTTTTTCACGTGTCATATTTTTTATTTTTAAAATGGTACTTCACTATCATCGTTATCAATTTCATAAAAATTATTAATCTCAAAAGCCTCATTTGGCATTGCGGTTATTATTTTTGGTTCTTCATTTATTATTTTATCCGTTCCATTTCTAACTTTATCAAAATAAGTAAAAGGCGAAACCCCATTAAAATAATATCTTTGTTCTCGAACGTTAAAAGTAATACAATCTATATTTTGCGGGATACCTACCAATTTTTGTTTTTTAATCTTTTGACTTCCAAAAATAACATCAGGATCTTTAAAATCTAATGCTCGGTTAGGCCTCCAAATATACATAACATTATCGGCTTTGTCTGCAAAAGTACCACCACCTTTTATGTTATTTAATTCCGGTCTGAAATAACGGCCGCCATCTTTTTCATTTTTTCTAGCTGTCAATTGGTGAGCCACTAAATTTACACTTACTTCATTTTCAACACTAAAACGTTTTAATTGTGTCATAAAACGTGAAATATATAAATCTTCACGTTCACCATTATTCATTAAATGCTCGATTGTATTATACGGGTCAATTATCAAAGTTCTAATTCCTTGTTTTTTTACCAAATATTTAGCTTTATCAAAAATAGTCTGAATCTTAAAATCTTTATCCGGATAAATCACAAAGAAATAATCTTTTACAAAATCCATTCCCTCTTTATATTCGGACTCTGACATATAATTATTTGAATAATACGGGTCACAACTTTTACCTATGTACGTTTCAATTAAATCATTATAAAAATCGTCTAAAGGGAAGTTTTCAGGGCTAAAAATAGCAACTTTCGTTCCTGATATTATCGATTTAATCAAACACAATTGATTTAAAAATAAAGATTTACCCTCGTTTTGATATCCGGTCCACAAATTTACTTCGCCATTTCTCCACGTCCAAGCTTTATCTAATTCATCAACTCCAGTAGTTTCACCTCGATTTTGTCCATTTCTATAACCGTCTAACATCGAATCTTTAACGTCATTTACAGTAAAAATACCTTCAATTTTTACGTCTTTAGCTAATTTAATTCTATTTGCTAAACTTGTTTTACCGTATTTAATTAAATATTCATTTGCATCTTTACAATCGTCAAAATCGATTATTTTACATTTTTCAGCTCCAAATCTACGAATCAACTCTTTTTGTCCTTTTAGCCCTGCTTCATCATTATCTACTGCTATAAAAATAACTTCTTTACTTTCAAAGTAATTATAATAATTATCGATATAATCCAAATTTAATTCGCCTTTTAAATTGAAACCGTTAGGAACTGAAACAGTATTAAATAAACCAGCCGTAGCAAAACTTAAAACATCAAACTCACCTTCAACAACTATACAAGTTTCTTCCGATGCTATATTGTCTAAATTATAAAAAATCTTTTCAGCATCTTTAAACAACTTAAAATTTTTCCTTGCATCCCGGTATTTGGTATTTATCAATTCGTCTTTAAAATAATAATCAAAACAAATGCAGTTTTCCTCTTTTTTTGTTTGAGGCATCCATTCAATTGCTTCACGAACTTTTAACGCTTTTAAGGCACTTAAATCTAATCCCCTTACGTCAACTACATATTTTATAAATTTATCGCTGTATTCTTTCGATGCTGTGTTTAAAATAGGTTTTGCATAATGTTTTACATTCTCTTTTTTCTTGAATGTATGTAATTGTCCTTTTTCTCCACAATGATTGCAAGTGAAAAAACCAGTATCCCAAAATAAAGAAACACATTTATCTGTTTTCTTTTTACGATCAGCAGAACAAAACGGGCAAACATCGTTTTTAGCCCTGTCTTTAAAACCGTGTTGGTTATATTTATCTATTTCAAATCCGTTAATTTCCATAATTTATATTTAAAACATTGATATTTGATTTTGAGCAACATCTTTATAAACTTCACTTTTAAATCTAATTATTGAAATGTCATCATTTGAAACTTTTCCAATATATTTATAAGATTTTGAAATTCTATTTGATGTTTGTAAATCATCGTTTTTTTTATCTCTTGTACTCATCATACTCTCTTTTAATTCTCCGTTTGTTTCTCCGCAAAAACACCAATTAATTGATTTTTCAAAAAAACTCCATAACGCTGGATTTGATGTTTTAATATAAATTGTTTTATTGTCAGTTTTGTATAGTTTGCTTATGTAATCACAAATTTTACTTCCAATTCCTAAACCTTGATAATCTGGCAAAACAACAACTCTTGAAATTCTAAAAGCATTTTGTATAACTCCACTTGGAAAAGGAATAATTCCAATAAAAGCAACTGGTTTTTCATTCCATAAAAAAACATAATTTTTTGATGATATTAATAAATCCTCAGTTAAATAATGATGTTGTTTGAATAAATTCCAAGTTTCATATCTACATCGAAATATCTGAAGTTTAATTGTTGGTTGCCGAAGTTGTGACGCTATTTCAAGACGCCCTTTAGATGGTGAGTAGATCCAATCAGGTTGCAACCATTCCATTATATCAAAATGACACGAAGCTAAAACTATTCTTTTATTTGTTCTGCGAATGTACTTTTGCAGTGCGTTTGACATTGCTTTTGCTACATCTCTATCTACAACGCTTGTGTATTCATCAATTAATATTACTTCGTTTTCTTTTGCACTTCCTACAATATAGGCAAGATTTGCTCTATATTGTTCACCATTTGATAATGTGTTAAATGGTCTTAACCAAGTTGGAACAGAACTTAAACCCATAGCAGACAATAAAAAAGTAGCTTCTTTTGGTTCTAACCAATCAAAATTAGATATTAAAGATTTTGAATTATCAAAATATGATTTATCCATTTCTTTTTTAAAATAGTTTTTAAGTATAGTAGTTTTACCAGTTCCAGAACCACCATAAACAACACCAATATTCCAATCTTTTGGCAAGTGTTCTAAATTCGCTTCAATCACTACGTTTGACTTTTCTTTGTTTTGAATATCAAAAGCTTCATAAATATATTCAGTATATTTATCGTTTTTAATTTCGTGTGTTAAATTTATTTTCATAATTATATTTTTTAAATTTGATTAGTTTTTCCAAACGGTTTATCTTTTGTTGGTAAGTTGTTATTTATTTCGATGTCTTCCCAACATTTGCCATTTAGCCACGTTAAAGGATTTTTTCTAAATTGAATATCAGGTGTAGAATAAATATAACTTGGCAGTACTTCAATTATCTTTTCTATATCACTTTTTGAAAGTTTTATAAATTTGTCTTTACATTTTCTACTGTCAACTTTTTTATTATACATCGACCAGAATTTTGAAAAATCACTTTCTAGCGATAGCGGAATAGTTTTTTCTTTTATTTCATTTACACTTACATTAACACTATCACTTACAGTTGAATTTCGTGTCTTTTCGTTGAACGAAATTGAACGGTCGTTGATTTTCGTTAAAGCACGCATTTCAGCGGATTTTTTACCAGCGTTTCTACGTTGTTCAAGTTGTGACTCCCATTTTTTAAGGTCACGTTTTAATGTATTTTTTATGTTTGAAAATACGGCATCAATAATAAAATCGTTGCTAATTGGATTTTCATCATTAACATAAGCAAAAATATGTTTAATTAATTTTCCTGCAATTTCGTCGGGTAGGTTGTCAAATGTGTCTTTCCAGTCCGCATAAGCAACGAATGATTTTTTTCCGTCCATTACTTAACTCCTTTCATTTTTGACTGGATTCTCAATAATCCGCCTATTAATTCAAACAATTGTTCTTCGTTTAAATTAATATCATTAGTTACATTTTTATGGTCTGTAATTTGAATTGTAAGGTTTTTTTTCTTATGAGTGCATAAAAAAACCTCGATAAAAGTAGTTTGATGTTCTAAATCTTTAAACTTGTAAATCATAATAATAAAGTATAAAATTAATATAAAAAGGAAACCCAATAAATTCAAGGCGTCCACTCCTATCGTTTATCGGGTCATTTAAGGTTAAGTAACCTTGTATTTTACCGTAGGTGGACGTTCTACTCTACAAATATAATCATATTATTCCAATCTACAACAATATCTTATTAAAAAATGACATTCCTTTCTCCTTTGCAATTTCTTTATTGTCGTAGAATCTTTTAGCAAAATCACTAAACAAAACCAGTTCAGATATATCCATTTTTCCAATTGTTTCTGCAAGTTCAGCAGTCTTTTGACATAGGTTTATGCTCATTTCTGGGTCAATTGCGTAAACCCGTGCATATTCCATCGATAAATCCTTTTCGGCTATTTTCTTCAATTGATTAACAGCCATTTTAATTTCTCTTTTTACAGGGTATTGTTCTGTAAATTCGAATAATACTTGAGCTTGGATAGTGAGCTCTACCCCATTCTTCAATTTATTTTTCATAATTAAAATAATTTTTGTTGTGCTACGTGGTTGTTAATTCTTTGCATTGCTTTGTCGAAGTATTCTTTATCTAGTTCACAGGATGTAAGGTCAAATCCGTAATCGTGGCAAGCTATTGCAATACTTCCAGAGCCTAAATGCGTATCGAGTATTTTATCGCCCTCTTTAGCATACTTTTCTAAAATCCATTTGTATAATTCACTCGGTTTTTGCGTTGGATGTATTCTTTTTCCATCTTTACTATCGCTTATAAAACCTTGCTGTCTTAATGTAATTTTAGCCATAACTTTATTAAATGAAGTCCAAGCTAACTCACAATCTGAAAATGGATTTTCAACTTTCATATCTGCTATTTTATCCCAAACTACCCAGCTATTTGTAGCTTTTAAAAACGATGTAAAGTAATTTCCACCCCAAATGATTTGATTTTTAGAAACCCTAAACAATTCATTAAAATAATCCTCATTTGGTATTGCATTATCCCAAGATACATCTTTTAATTTTGGCAAGTTTTTAGTTGTATCTCCAAACCCATTTTTACCTCTCGCATAAGATATTCCATAAGGCGGGTCAACAATCGCTAAATCAAAATAATTGTCGGGATAACGGCTCATTAACTCCATATTATCCTCATTTGTAATTTTTAACATCGTATGGTGGATTTTTTATTAATATTTCTTTTTGAATAAACTCCATTATCTTTTTTGGCGTTTTGTAAATTGTAACCGCTTCTACAGCTTTTATTAAGTAGTGTTTCATAATCTATCAAATATTCGTCTCACAAAATAACCCCTTATAATCGATACTAAAAAGAATACCAAAGTAATAATTAAGTTTTGTGAAAATGTTACTGGAATACCCATCATTGGATATAAAATAATCTGTATTAATATCGATGTTCCAAGCCCTATAATTGTTTGGATTACGCTCTCGATTAAGCTTTTGCGTTT